GTTTATCTTTAGAGTTTTCTGACTCAGAAGGGACAAACTTCGTAAAGAATATGATTACTGCAAGAATTGAGTCTCAAACCGCTATTGTTATAGAGCAGCCTTTAGCTGTGGTTTTAGGTGATTTTACAGCAGCATAATAAGAGTCTATTGTTGTTTTTGGCACGTATTAGGAGTAAAATCTTAATACGTGTTTTTTTTGTATATTTGTTAAAAGCAATAATTATGAAACTATTATTAAACACAGAAGATGACGACGGTAATTCTTCATTTACAGATTTCTATATAAATGAGAAAAAAATAGTAGGTTGGTATTTACCACAACTAGAAGATGATGGTATAGAAATGATAAATCTATTCTTTCAATCTAATATTTTAACCGTTGTAAGGAATGAAGAGTTGGTTAAGTATTTAGACAAGAGATTTAATATTAATTATTATAAAAATATATAATATGATTAAAGTAATACAAGACTTTTATAAGTTATCAGAAAAAAAGAGTTATAAACGTGGTGATAATGCTGAGTTTGACAATAAAACAGAAGAAAGACTCATTAAAGAGGGTTTAGCAAGTAAAGTAGTAGAAAAGAAAGTAGTTAAAAAAAGTAAAAAATAATGGCATATTTAGACGTTATATCTCTAGCAGACGCTAAGAATTATTTAAGAGTAGATGACACTTTGACAGATGATGATACGCAGATATCACGAATGATTAAGAGTGCTTTATCTACTATTGAAAAGCGGACAAATGTATTAGTTTATGCACGTTCTAAGAATTATTTATTTCAAGATTACTGCGTTAGAGTATATGATTTTCCTATTAACGCCCTTACATCACCAACAGATGCAGAGGTAGAAAATAAAGAACTACACACTAATTATGAAGCAAGTAAAACAACAGATGTAACGCTAGTTTTAAACGTTGGGTATGTTGACCCTTTAGATGTTCCTTATGAGTTGATAGATTGTGCTTTACAATACGTTAAATACTTATATTACGAAGCTGAAACGGATAAAGCAAATAAAGGTATGTTACCTTTGTGGTTACAGGATATGATAAACCAAAACAAAAGATTTATTATTTAATGAGAGCAAGAGGTTATAGTAGACAAATAGAAGTATGGCAAACTACACCTAGCGATGATGGTTTTGGAGGTGATGGTGTTACTACTGCGTTATTAGGTAAAAGTTGGTGTAGTATTAAGACACCAAGTAAAGACTATAGAACTACAGCCGAAGGAATAACAGAAACTAATAATATTTTAATACTAACTTTACGTAAAAGAAATGATTTAGTTTATAATAGTGAAAATATGTTTTTCGTTTATAAGACTGTTAAGTATGTAATAAGCTCTGAGCCTGTCAATGTAGGTTTTGAGGATAGAGATATCGAAATAATTATAACAAGTGGCTAAAGGAACTATCAAAGGACTTGATAAACTATTTAAAGACTTATCTAATTTAGGTAAGGATGTTCAAAAAAAGGTTGCTATTGTTACAGATGCAAATGCTAAAGAAATAGTAGTAGACGCAAGACAGCGCGCACCTATAGATTCAGGTAAGCTAAGACAAGGTATAAACAATGAGAAGAAAGGGGAGTTTAATCAAGTAATATTTGCAAGAGAAAGGTATAGTGCTTATATGGAGTTTGGTACAGGTGGTATGGTTAAAGTACCAAATGAATTAAAAGAAGTAGCGATACAGTTTAAAGGTAAAGGAGTAAAAGAAATAAACTTACAGCCAAGACCTTATTTATATCCTGCATTTGTAAAAGGTAGACAACAATACATAGAAGATTTAGAAGCATTATTAAAAAACGAAACTAAAAAGATATGATTAAACAACTTCCAGATAAATGGGTTCGTAAAGCAATACACACAGCAATCAATAATTGTAGTGTTTTAGACGTTTTAAACAGCACAAATGTAACTGTACCTTGTTATGATAGTAGAGTACCTACAAACGGTAATAAGACGCACTACATACTAATGACAACGCAAACTAATAGAGTAGCAAAAACTAATAAATGCGAGGATATGTATGAGAGTAGTATTCTACTTGATATCGTTACTATTTACAACGGTTCTGGTAATGTTGGCTCTAGGGTTTTAGCGGATAACATTTTAGACAAGGTTAGAGAGTTAACTAATAATTTAGTCTTAGATGTAACAAGTAGTTTAGTAGTACAAAGACAAACGCAAGATTTCCCTAATGATATCGTGAGTATCACTAAAACGCAAAACGTATTTAGAAAGTTAATGAGGTTGGAGCTTACTATAGTTTAATTACCTTTTTATTCCAAAATCTGATTTTCTAATTTTACACATTCTACCATCTGTTAAATGATGAAATACTATTCCTTCAATATCCGTAACAGTTAAAAAGTGTTTTATTCTATCAAATTTAAAGTTAATTAAAGGTAATATATTTTTACCGTGCATTATTAAATGATGTCCTTTTATTTTCTCTGGGTTTCCTTGAACTTTTTCACCGCACAATTCATAAGTTCCATCTAAAGGTGATGGATTCAACATAACAAGGCTGTTAAACGCTTTAAGATGATATTTATTAGAATTATCACTACGTAAACAAGGTGTCCAATGTGGATGATGACCTGTAATTAAATCAGCTTCTTGACAAGAAATAGAACCTACTGGTAAATTTCTACCTTTTTTTAAATCAAAACGCTTGTATAGACCACCGTTAATAATAGCACAACTTGTACCGTCAAACTTTCTTGTAGGTCGTGAAAACTTTATCGCCCATTCATTTTCTGGGTTAATCTCATTAATTACTCTACCTAAATTATTAGGGTCTTTCTTAAATAATGTACTTATTTTTTTCATTGTTGTTTATTTTAATTACACTCATCTAACCATTCACAAGCAGGGCATTGATTGTCACACTTATTTTCTTTACCGTTTAAATCTTCGTTTTCGCAAGAGAAATCTTTATTTTTCATAATTGTAATACATTTTATTTATTTATAGCTAGTTGTAGTGCATTATGCTAAATAGCAATAGTCTTTTTGCAAACTTTACAGATAATGCTTCCAGTTTCTATCATTTTATAATCTTCTGGCTCACAGCACAACTTTCCCTTTGGCACAAGAACACCTTGTAAAGAAAATTGTTGCTCTTCGCTTTCTAAATAACTTTCAGCTAATTCGTAATCGATAGTTAAAGGCTCTTTTAGTAAATTATGTTTTAATTGCCATTTTATAAACTCTCTTAACTCTTTTTTTAATTGCATATTCATTTTGTTTATTTATAATTAGTTAGGCAAAATAAAAAACTACCCATGTTATTATTATAAAGGTAATTACCCAACCTAAGAGTATTATTTTATGACCTTGGTCAAGTATATCATCGTAGTCAAAGCCTTTTTTCTCTAAATACTTAAATATTATAAATGAAGGGTGTAGAGTTAAAACACCAAGTAAATAAAATATTCCACTAATCATTAAGCATTGCATTACTTTTAATATATTTTCCATTATTTCTGTTTTTTTATTTAAAGCAAACTTATACATAATTTATTTAATACGCAAACTTATTCTAAACTATAACTTAAATTTATAGTACGTTTCCATTAAATAAATTTTATTTATATTTGTATCTATAAATAATTAAATAAATTTTTAAAATGAGTGTATTCATAAAAGGGGATGATGTTATCCTATCAATTTGGGACAGTTCTGCTTACAAGCCTGTAGGATGCCTTACATCAAACGATATTAGTTTTACTAGAAATGTAATTGAGGCACAGACTAAATGTGAACCGGGTCTTATTATAAAGCAAGCAGGTTCGACAAGTTCTGAAATCTCTTTTGAGGCTACTTACATTGTAACGGATGCTGCTAAAACATCTTTTGATGAGTTGCTAGCGTTTATTAATGTTGCTAGTGGAACTACTCAAGATTGGAAGATTACAAGCGCACAATCTTCTCCTGTAGCTTACTATGGTAGTGCGGTCTTATCTGATTTAGCGTTAACATCTGCAGCTGGTGATGAATTTGCTACTTTCTCTGGAAGTTTATCAAATAGCGGATTGATTGTAACTGTAGACCCTAACTAATAAATAATTATGAAAGATATAACAGCTTGGGGTATTGATGAATTAAGTAGTGAAGAATCTACAACTGGTTCTGCTGTAAGGGGATTTGATTGGTAAATTAATTTAAACAAAAACAAAATGAAACAACAAATAGAGATTAAGTTTGGAAATAGAAAGAGAAAATTTACTTTTGGAGTATTTTTAATAGGTGAATTATTAGAGCGTAAAGAGTTTGATGATTATGATGATTTACTTACGAAATCTGCTACAAATCCTTTTAAATACGCATCGGTGTTGATGTTTGAAAGTTTAAAAAACACTTATGATAAGTATAAAAAAGAGTTAGATTTTACGGAAGTAGATACGCAAAACTGGGTAGATAAAGACTACTTTGAAAATCAAGGTAATGGTTTTGTATTATTTGTGCAAACTTTTCTAGGTACAAACGAGAATAAAACACCGTCAGAAACCATTGAAGTAAATGTAAAAGATAGTGCTAAAAAAACTGTACCAAAAAAAAAATAGATTGGTATAAAGATGTTATATCTTTTTGCTTAGGTGAATTTGGCTTATCTTTTAATTATCTGTACACGATGACAATGGCGGAGTTTAACATCCGCTATTTTGCTTTAAATAGGATTGAGGAAAAGAAAGACCTTAGATGTAGAGAGATTGGTTACAGTAGTTTAGTGGGTAGTCATTTAGACCCTAAAAAATTACCTAAAAACAAAAAAGAATATTGGGTTATTGGAGCAGATAAACGCAACCACGAAGATAAAAAAGAAAAGATGAGAGAGCTTATTAGTAAAGCTCAAAAAGATTATAACACTAAAAAGTAATGGCTAGACTAGAAGTAGAGATTGGAGCGAATATTAAAGATTTTCAATCTAAATTATCGCAATCATTAAAGGGTTTTGACACATTAAAAAGAGAGCAAAAAGCCTTGTCTGCCGCGTTTAAAGATGGTACAATTACATCTAAGAGATATTACGACGCCCTTGCTAGAAACTCATCAAAATTAAAGAATACAAGTGCAAACATAACTAAGTATAGGTCTGAAATAACTGGACTAGGTAAAGGGATGGGAAAACTTGGAAAAGGAACTGCTAATGCAGTTCCAGCAATGACATCATTTTCCCAAGTAATACAAGATTCTCCTTACGGTATACAAGGTGTAGCAAATAACATTCAACAATTAACAATGCAGTTTGGCTATCTTAGTGCTAAATCTGGTGGCGCAACAGGAGCACTTAAAGGAATGTTTAAATCATTAGCAGGACCTGCTGGTATATTATTAGCGGTTTCACTTGTAACATCTTTATTAGTTAGTTATGGTGATGAATTGTTTAGCTCTTCAAACAAAGTTAAAAACTTAAAAAAAGAACAAGAAGAGTTAACTGAAAGTTTAGAAAATTACGAACTTGGACTTGAAGCTGTCGCACAAGCAAATTTAAAAGGACGAAAAGATGCAGCTAAAGAACTTATAAACCTTTCATTATTAAGTAAGCAATTAAATGACACAACGTTATCTTTAGATGACAGAAAGGATGCTGTAGAGGAATTACGTAAAAAGTATCCTGAGTATTTAAAAAATATGTCAGATGAAAAGTTATTAAATGGTGGTTTAGCTACTGTTTATGATACTTTAACTATATCTATAACTAAAAGAGCAAAGGCTACAGCGTCAATGAACGCTATTATTAAAAACAGTGAGCAACTTTTAACACTGAACAGTCAAAAGGAAGCAAAACAATTAGATTTAGATAATAAAAAACTAGAGTTTTTAAAGAAGTACGGTAAAACTTACGGCGATGTAATGAGTCATGTAGGTGGAGAAATAAGTGGTATTAACGCCCTTACATCACCACTATTTGTTAGTATAAATTCAATAACTAAGGAGTTATCATCTATGGATGGGGCGATACAAAACTTAGAGCTATCTAACATAGACCTAGAAGGTAATATAGATACAATTACCGCACCTGTTAAAATAACTCCAGACAAAGAGTCTAAAGATAAGTTTGTTAAAGAGGTTGTAAAAGGGTATAAAAAAGGTAAAGAAGAAATACAGGAATTAGTTGAAACAGACCCTTTGATTATTGAATCTAATAACGAATGGGCGAATATAGATTGGACTGCTTATTATAATCTTAAGCAATTCGATGAAAAACGAAATGAAACTTTAAATAGATTAAAAGAGTTTAACGAATCTGCAAATAATATAATACAAAATTCTTTAACTGAAACTTTTGCTGGAATAGGTAATGCAATAGGTAATGCAATGGTAAACGGTGGTAATTTAGCAGAAGGACTTGGAAAGGCTTTACTTGGTGGTATTGGCGGTATGTTGACGCAGTTAGGTACAATGGCAATAGGTGTCGGTGTAGGTATAAAAGCAATAAAAAAAGCCCTTCTAACGCTTAACCCTTTAGTTGCAATTGGTGCAGGTGTTGCTTTAGTTGCTTTAGGTTCTGCATTTAGTGCAGGAGCTTCTAAATTAGGTAGTTCTGGAGGTTCAAGTGGAGGTTCTAATGCAAGTGGTGGTTCTGGTTCAAATAACGGAAGTTTTAGCGGTTCAAGCGGAGGTAGTAACTTTGGAGCATCTAGTGGAGGTAGCGGTGGTACAGTAGTATTTGAAATTGCAGGTACAAAATTAGTCGGTGTATTATCAAACACATTAAGAAGAAATAGAAATTTAGGAGGTTCATTAACAATTCCATAGACTATGAGTAAAACAATATTTTTAACTTTTAATGCGTCTCCAGTAGTAGCAGTAGGAGATAATATTACTGTAAAAATTAATACTACAACTTCTATATTAAATCTTGTAGAGGATTTTAAATCTTCGAGAAGTGGACTATATGAAACGGAAGTACCGTCAAGCTATACGTCTAATCAAATGGCTCTTAATTTTGCTTTTGCTTGGAATTTAGATTATAAAATACAGCCTATAGACCCTAATAATAGAGGTAATATTAACGCAAATGCTACGGGGAATGTAGTTAGTATAACGGTAGATGATGATGCTTGGACTTTTCCAGACCCAACAGGAACGGCAATAGATAGCGGTGCAATTAGTTTTTATGTACCCGTAGTTAATGAAGTTTTAATACAAGATTATACAGAAAGCAGTACAAACCCTTGTTTTTTTGTAGATATTGATTTTTTAATTAATGGTGGTGTTTCGCCTTATAGTTTTTATGTAGATAGGGTGTTAACTCTAG